AATGGAATTCCCATGTCATTTCATGGATGGTTCTCTGGGAGGTACTAATAACTCATTAGGTTTAAAGGTGGTTGGTAAGCTCGGTGCATGTATTTGTGATATACTGAAGGATGGGTGGACTCCTATAGCCCAATTTAGGATGCAGAGTTTAATGGCATCTATACAAGAGTGTGAAACGAAGAACTATGATTATACATTGGGTGATATACCTTTGGGTGCCGGGAGATCAGGACTTTATGACAACTATCAACGATGCCTTGATGCTATACCATGTCCCCTTTTCGCATGATACCTATTTTATCCAAAACTTAATAAGAATAAAAAAATACGAAAAGATACTGAGATGTGATCTAAATACATTAGAGGTGTAATTATGGCACAATCCCCTATGGTTGATGGAAAAGGTTATATTGATGTTAATTCTGCTTTAAGGCTGAAAGAAGCTGAGGGTAGAGTTGAAGTAGATAAGATGCATGCGGAATCTGATGCTAAGTTCAGAGAATTATTAATTAAAGAAAGTGCCAAGGAAACTGCTTCTAAGCATCTCGCAAAATTTGCGGGGCTATACTTATTAATTCTCGTACTTGCGTTCATAGGTAGTATTAAATTCATTCCATCAGAAAGCATAGCGGTGGTTGCGGGCTTAATCACATTGGTAGTGACGAATCTGAGTACGATTTTAAAGGGAATCGTGGAAAATGGACAAGGGAAAGAAGAGGAACTTTTAGGGAGTAAGAAATGAATCCAATATGGGGAATATTTTTCAAGGACAGATTTAGAACACCTTTTTCAGTGTATAAGATGAGTTTAGCAGAGCTTGTAGTTTTGCTTGGACTTGTTGCTGGTGCTGGAATTGGGATTGCAAAAGGGATTAGCTGGATTGTAGATTTAGAAGGTTTGGAAACTACGGAGTAAGTTATGAATGATATTTATAATAGAACATTTGGTTTATTAGAATTTAAGGCCCAAGATCCTGTTACCTCTACTCCTACTTTAGGTAGTGTGGCTAAAAAAGGTATTAGTTTAACTTCTAAGGGTAAGGTGAAGCCAGATGTAAAACAAAATCTTAGTAAATCACGGGCTGGTGCTGCTCCTCCTCCTGCTAGAACGGTTCCTGATTTTGGTTTTAAGAAAGAATTTACTCCTCAGTATAAGGAACCTAAACCTGAACCTAAATGGAAACAGCAGACCGTAGGAGCTGCACCCTGGGGCAGTGCGAACCCTAATGCTCCTGTATACGATCACGAAATAGAAGCATCCAGGCAGCAAGGTAGGATTATAAGATTAGGTGCTGAGATGGCAGCAACAAGTGTTGGTGCTGGTGCTGTTGGTGCTGCTGTGAGAGGTGTGCGTGGAGCTTTAGCTGCTCAAGGGTTGAGAGGTAGTATCCCTGCGGCTTCTCAAGCTGTTAGCACGGGTGTTCGTTATGGAACGCAACTTGGGCGCAGGGGGACAAATGTTATTAGTATGGCGGGGAGAGGGAATAGGGGCTCGATGCTTAATCCGTTGTCGCCTATTAAAAACCCTAGCAAGTTAAAAATAGTAAAAGATACTCCTATTGCGCCTAAGGCTCCTATACGACAACCATGGGACCATATTAGCGGAGGGAAAAATCTTCCTAAAGTAGATCTTCTTCCTAAACCACCTATTAGTACAGGAACTAAAGTTGGGGCAGCTACTTTAGCTACTGCTACAGGTGCTGGATTAGCTAATGATGCGTTACAAGGTAGACCTCCTGGAGCAAGTAGGCAATTGCAAACTGGGGCAAGTACAGGAAGTGCTGAGGTGGATGCTCCAAGTGATAAACCCGCAGTCCAAGTGAAGCCACCCTACATCCCAGGCAAAAGTACTCATACTATGAGTATGACGCAAAGACCTAAGGTTACTTCTGTTGCTGATGCACCTACAAGAAGTGCTAAGGTGGATGCTCCAAGTGATAAACCAAGTGATATAGGGGCTACTAAGCCTTCTGCCGATCCTGCTCCAGCTAGTCCTATGCGTATGTCTCAAAGACCTCATGTTACTTCTGTTGCTGATGCACCACAACTTGGTCATACTGGAGGAAAAGGTCATACCATGACTTCAACGACTCCAGGAAAAGTTACTTCTGCTGCTGATAACCCAAAACTTCAATTAAAACCAGCAAGTAAAGAGTACCAAATGAATAGACCTGTTCAAGCTCCTGGAGGTGATATGGGTACTCCCCTAGAATTCCCTGATCCAGCTAAAAAGCCAGCTAAAAAGCCAGCTAAAAAGCCAGCTAAAGAGCCTAGGATTGCCCCTGGGCCAAGTACAAACCCAAGACAGATACCCCATCCAACTGAGGTTCCTGAGCCAGCTAGAGAGCCAGCTATACAGCCAGCTAAAGAGCCAGCTAAAGAGCCAGCTAAAGAGCCAGCTAAAGAGCCAGCTATACAGCCAGCTAAAGAGCCTAGGATTGCTCCAGGCCCAAGTACAGACCCAAGACAGATACCTCACCCAACTGAGGTTCCTGAGCCAGCTAGACAGCCTAGAGTTGCTCCTAGTACTCAAGCATCAGCTAAAACTGCGTCAGAACCCTCTACAGAACCCTCTACAGAACCCTCTACAGGGCCTAGACGCTCCCCACAAACAAGAAGAATTTCAAGGGAACGGAGAAGAAAGGAGACAAAACCCAAAAAACCCAGAAAGTGGCCTATTATTCCATTTTTGGCTGCTCTGGGTGGTGGTGATGGTGGTGGTCAATCTGGTGCTGGGGGATCTGGATTTACTAGAAGAAAGAAAACTAGGTTCCCACATCCGAGTGATTTAGAGGGTGGTCCTGGTCCTGTTGGTAGAAGATCTTCTAGTTCTTCAACTAAAAGAAGTAGTCGATCTTCTTCTAGTAAGAGACGACTGGCTGCACACACTATCTATCCTAAGATGGCGAAATTACTTTCCTAATCTTCTTTAGGTTTTTCAGCTTTCCATTTTCCTACTGGGCAGTATGCTTGTGGTATTTTAGTTTTTGCTATCATATAACATCCACAAGCTTGGCATGTAGTATCATTAATAAATAGATCACATTTTTTACACATAGAAATCCTATCTTCTGCTGAGGTAGATACTTTAAAGCCATTCTTAATCCAAGGTATGATTGTAGAAAAGAAAGAACTTATTCTAGGGGGTACCCCCATCTTATACAATTTGGTAATTTCTTGTACTAATTGTCTATTGGCATCATAAAGGGTAGAATATGCATTAGAACAGTTTTGAACTCTTTGTTCACATTGTTCACAATTTGTATCTTGGGAAGAAGCTTCCTGAGGAGGAGGAAGATTTTTAAACTTCTTTAGTAGTTCTTCGTATTCAGATAATAGTTTTAGGTACTTCTCGCTTAATGATTCCATTATACGGTTATTGGTAATTGTGTAGCATTGATAAATGCTATTCTGTTCTTATGCCATGAATCTCTACCAGCTAGTTCCCCTATAGATCTATGCAGTAAAAAGATAGGCTCAACTGTATTATAGAGTCCTTTTTGATGTGCTTGTATAGTATAATGAATATCGTAGAAATCCCACTCTCCTTCGAAGTACTCTGGTTTAGTTAAATCTAGTTGTTTAAGTGCTTTTCCCTTTATAGCTAAAAATAATCCATCTAGACATGCTACTCTTCCTGGCGCACCATAGAAAGTGTATTGTCCTTCTGTAATATTGGTTCCGTGTATGACTAAACCTCTATGTCCTCCTTCCCTCCATATATTCTGATTCCACCATACTGCGTCTTGAGATAATTTAGTTGTTCCAGCAGGACCGAAGAATCCAGCGTTAGGTTTCCTGGAGGCTTTAATTAAAACATCTATGAATTGTTGTGGGTCCATGATAATTTCAATATCATCATGACAGAATATTACAATATCTTCATCCTTTATTAGTTCGTTTCCTACAGCTTCCGAATAAGCTTCAAATATACTTTTCTTACCAATTAGAAGTTTTACTTCTATTTTGCACCTAGATAAATAGGAGACTAATTTTTGTGTATAATTAGGTAAAGGCTCTTTACGGGTACATATAAATGCAAATATCTTCATGGATAAATCTCAACTAGCTAAAATAAAAGAAGAATACAAACGGTGTAAGTCTGATCCGATATACTTTATATCTAATTATATCAAAGTTGTACACCCAGTAAGGGGATTAGTGCCATTTAAACTGTATCCTTTTCAAAAGATGATTGTTGATTGTCTTGAAAATAACAGATTTAATATTCTTCGTAAGTTCCGTCAGGCTGGATGTACGACTATCTCAGCTTCTTATGCATTGTGGATGGCTATATTTCAAGAGCATAAAACCATTGTGTTCCTTTCTGTGGGAGATACGGAGTCTACTGAGATTTTGGATAGAATTAAGATCATGTTTGATGAACTTCCTGCATTTCTACAGCCTACTATATTACAGGAGAACATGCACAACTTAAAACTTAGTACAGGATCTGTTATTAAGTCTCGTCCATCAGGCAAGCAGTCTGGTAGATCTCTTGCTGGCTCATTTTTGTTTATTGACGAGGCTGCATTCATTGAACATATTGAAAGTATTTGGGCTGCTGTTTATCCTATCATCTCTACTGGTGGTAGAGCGTTTGTACTATCCACCGTAAACGGTGTAGGTAACTGGTATTATGATACTTGGTATAGATCCATAGAAGGAGCAAACTCATTTAATCCTATACAGATTAATTGGCAAGATCATCCTGAGTATACTAGAATTGAAGGGTACGATCATTTATATGAAGCTATGGAGCAAAGAGAACCTCCTATCAATATTGATAAGTGGGAAGAAACTACTAGGTCTAATATGAGTCACAAGAAGTGGCTACAGGAGTATGAGTGTGAGTTCTTAGGTACTGGTGAGACTTATATAGAAGGGACTATTCTTACCAATATGGATAGCAGAGTGAAGAAGCCTTTATATAGAACTTATAATAACAGGATGTATGTTTGGGAAGACCCGCAACCGTCAAGGCAGTATATCATAGGAGTGGATGTATCTCTAGGTAGGGAGCGGGATTTTTCGGCGTTTCATGTATTAGATGCGTATAGTGGGGAGCAGGTAGCTGAATACTACTCAAATACAACTCCCATTAATGAGTTGGCAGAAGTTTTAAATGTGGTTGGTCAGAGATATAATCTAGCTGTTATATTCTTAGAGCGTAATACTATTGGGCATAACTTAATAGATCATTTATTTGAAAGATTACAATACGAGAACCTGTACTTTGATGATAAAAGAAATGTTGGAATTCAGGTAACTACTAAGAATAGAGAAGAAATATTGGCTATGATGGAAGAGTGCTTACGACTAAATAAGATTAAAATTAACTCTAAACGAACTGTAGGAGAACTGAACACTTTCATAGTATCCTTAGCAGGGAAAGCCCAGGCAGAAAAGTCTAAACATGATGATTTGGTAACTAGTTTAGCTCTTTGCGCCTTTGGGATGACTACATATTTAGAGACAATACCTGTTAGTTTTATTGACAGGCACGGAAAAACACCAACAGAGAAGCTTTTAGCCCCTGTAAGGCTTAAAAATCTTAAAAGTTATGGTGGTACTGTAGAAGAGGATATCTCATGGCTTCTGAAATAAATGAAAATAAACTTAATGAGGATGCTGGTCCTGGATATACTACTTTTGGTGGTCCTGGTCAGGGAATGACCTATGCTTACCCAAGAGGTAAGATAGGTCAGTTTTTCGCTAAGTTCTTTGCTACTCCTGCGCTGCCATATTTAAAAGATGCGGAGACTTTAGCTGGTGATACCCTTATTAATCCAGAAAAACCCATTAGACCCCCTAAAATGTTTAGTGGTTATCATCAACGGTTACCATTTTTACCTGAGATAGAAATTAATAGGAAGAGGAGATATTCTGAATATGAGAGAATGGATGATTACCCAGAGATAACTGCTGCATTTGATATATATTCAGATGAGTCTACTCAGAAGGATACAAAGAATAGAAGATGGAAAGTACTTTCCGATAGTACGCTAGTTGTTGAAGAAGTAAATAAATTATTTAATAAAGTAAAATTAAAAAGTATATATTGGGATATAGTAAGGAATACTGTAAAGTACGGGGACTGCTTTATGGAGATAATAGCTGATGTTAATAAACCTAAGTCAGGGTTGCGTAGACTGAAGATATTAAATCCTAATCATATAATTAGAGTAGAAAATGCATATGGGTATTTAGAAAGATTTCTACAAGAAATACCAGAGAGTAATTCTTTTGAGAGCGCACCTGAGCCATTTCAAAGAAATGAGAAGTATATAGAACTTGATAGAAATCAGATAATTCATTTTAGGTTACATACTTCTGATCCTAAGTACTACCCTTACGGTAAATCTATAGCAGCGGGGGCAGTAAGTATTTTCAGATCATTAAAATTAATGGAAGATGCTATGTTGGTGTATAGATTAGCAAGAGCCCCAGAAAGACGCATCTTCTATATTGATGTGGGTAATTTACCTACTTCAAGAGCGGAATCTTTTATGGAAGATGTTAAACAAAGATATAAAAAAGAGAAGTTTTTCGCTAATGGTAAAATTGATGCCAGATATAACCCTCTTGCAGCAGATGAGGACTATTTCGTTCCAGTTAGAGGTGGGGAAGGCACTAAGATAGATACTCTTAAGGGTGCCGAAAACTTAGGGGAAGTAGATGATGTTAAGTACTTTAGAGATAAACTTCTTGCAACCATGAAAATACCTAAGGATTATGTGGTAGAGTTTGATAAGTCTCCTGAGAGAAAGGCTAACTTAGCACAACTAGATGTGAAATTTGCTAGAACCATAGTTAGGGTGCAGGAATGTGTGTGTAGAGGGCTAACCTCCATAGCTAAAAGACATTTAAAATTAAAAGAGTTCCCACAAACTTTAATTAATGAAGTTTTTATAGAATTACCAGACCCGTCTGATATTTTTACTAAGAGAAAATTAGAATTAGATGAGGCAAAAGCTAGAATTGTACAGGCTGTTTTAGGAACTAAATTATTCCCTACCGAGATGGTTTACAAAGAGTTTTATGACATGACTGATCAGGAGATTGAGGTCGTAAAAGAGAAGCTGGAAGCGGAACAACAGGAGGAGTCTCAGAAGATTCAGGACCAACAGGCTGTAGAGCAGGCTGCCACAAATCCTGGTGGGCCTGGGCCAGCAGCAGGTAACCAAAATGTTGGCCCCGCTGGGCAGGCACCCCTTCCACCAGAAGAGCCTAACGCAACAAAAGCCACCGCTGAAGATATTGAGAGGGTAAAATCCTATATATCTAACAAATATGGCAAAAAAAGCAAACAAATGTCTCTTGTGGAGTCTATAAATGCTTTAAAATTGGAAAATTTATAAATATTATTAAAAAAACAATCCTATATAATAAAGAAGCCTATTAATGGTTGGGGTCTATATACATGCTAAAAATATTTGAGTCTAGAAATAAGAATATCACTAACTTAGTTAAACTAGGAGACTATTTGGGGTACTCATTAAGAGAAAACCTTCAACTTTTCTCGATTGAAGATACTGAGAAGAGAGTTACTTATATTACCGAGAGTGATAAAGTTATTTCGGGAAATTATTCCGTCAAAGATAATAACTATGTTCTTGAAAACATAAATATTGAAGATTCTTCCATATTCACGGACACCGAGAGATTTGATTCTAAAGTAAAAGATCAAATCTCTTTGTTTTTAGAGGGGCTGTACCAAGATGAGTATACCTCCGCTGAAGATAAATTTACAGATGTGATTGATATAATAGTTTCTAGAAGCTCTTATGATAATACAGCATCTAAGCTGAAGAAGAAGACTCAAATCTTTAATGAATCCCACAACATCCTTGAAGCAGAGGAATTTAGTAGGTTTGTTGAGATTATACCTGAGTTAGTAACCTTCTTAGCCGAGAATCAAGATAGTATAAAGTCTCAAGTTCCAGAAATAACTAACTCATTAAAGTTATCAGAAGCTGTTTCTCAAGCTTTTAGTGTTCCAAAGACTACTACTGACGAATTAGAAAAATTAGGTAGATTTGAATTTAAGGACAACTTTAAAAAATCTATCTATGAAATGATTTGTCAGCAAGAACTTATCAAGAAAGAGCTTTTAGAAGCTAAAAACTCATTTGATCTAGTTTGGGCTCATGAGCCAGTTATAGATAGTTTGGCTAATAAAGTGTATGCTCCCCAGGAAGAGGTTGGAGTTGCTTTAACTGAGGCTTTAAAGGAACTTCCTTATATTGCGCTCTTATCTAAGAAAAAGCTGTTTGAGACCTTAAGCAGGAATTTAGGTCATTCCACTGAACATATCTCCGAAAAGGAATTAAAGGCTCACTGTAGTCTTCTTTTCGAGATGAAGAAACCAGCTAAAGAACAGCTTACAACTCTCCTTGGTGAGAAGTATGGTGTTAATCTTCAGTACTTAAAGGAATCATACTCTTTCAAGAGTTTAATTAATACTCAGCGTGTACTGTTTGAAGCTATTTCTAGAATAACTCCAAAGAATAGTGTTCTCAAGCAAGTCCTCTCTGAGTTATCTACTCACATGAAGGATAAGACTGGAGTACAGAGTTTGGATGTTAATAATGTTATACAGCAAATATTCCAACACGCAGAATACTCGCAAGAAAATCTTCCACTAATGGAACTCTTTTCCTTTGATGAGGTGAAGGCAGCGTTTGAAAAATCTAAAGTGTTAGTAGAGAATATTATTAAAGAGGATGATGAAGGTGACGAAGAGGCTCCTGTGCCTCAAGAGGGTGAGGACTCTCCTACTGATGACGAAAGAGAAGAAAAAGAAGAAAAAGAAAAAGAAGAAAAGGATTCTGAAGCTGACGAAGGGGAGTCTGGAGAGGTTCAAGAGGAAGAAGTAGATCCCCCTGAACAAATGAGCGATGCGGAAGTTATGAAAGCTGTTAAAAGCATCTCCGACATTGTAAACGGAACTGAAATTGAAAATGATGAGGAAGAATACTAATGAGTGATCAAGCTTTCTTTCCCTTATGTGTTAGTGCTGTTAAGGGAGGAGATAATACTGTTACTGTTATTCTTTCTGGAACTAATAATCTAGAGAGTTATGCAAACTATATTAGAATAGATGCAGATGTAACTTTAGCTAAATCAGAAACTTTAGTTGAGTTAGTAGGTTGGACAAACGGATTCCACCCTTATAATAATTTAGGCACTGTGGGGAAGGCTAGGGTAGGAGTTATGGGGCTTTGTCCTTTAGAGCTAAGGATTCCTTCAAATTTTAGTGTAAGTTCAATAAAGTTAGAAGATATAGGTGCCACTGTACCTGAATGGTATATTACTTACGGGTGTGTTAGAGATGTTAACCAGAGAGCAGCTAATACTACTGCTGGAAATCAGAACCTGTAAAAATGATAAAGGATACGTATTGGAAGTCTCCCACTTACTTCCCTTTAAGTGTAAGTGCAGACTACCCCCCTGGGGCATCGCCTACAGGGGTAAAAATGGAGATGATTCTTTCTGGAACAGATGATAATGCATTTCAAGCTTCGTATATACAAATATATGCAGGAGGTACCAATGGTGGTTTAAAGGACTTGGATTGTATGGTATATTTGGATGGGTGGGTAAATGATGCACATCCTTATACAAATCTTACAAATGATTGGCACGGTGCCTCTAATCTTTCGGCAGTAGTGGGAACAGTAGGACAAACTCCTTATACAATCCTAGTACCTGCTCCGTTCTCTTTAAGTTCTATAAGTGTTAGATTTAATGATACTGATGTGAAAGAGGTATATCTAACTTATGGAAACCCTGTAGATAGAAATAACAGAGCAGATAATACATTAGCGCAAAATCAGAACCTATAATAAAGTATCATGGCAGATAATAATCCTCTTAAGATAGAATTTGATGGTGATGGGGCTCCTTCTGGTATAGGAGAATTTAAGGCAGGAGATACTATTGTTAGTAGTCTTCTTCCTTCTGGTGTCAGAGATGTTGTTGCAGCGGTTGAAACTACTTCGGGTTTATGGAACGATGGAGGAGAAGCTACTGTTTCTGATGCTGTGTCTGGTCTTTGGCAGCAAACTTATGTTGGTTCTAGAGATAATTCAGGATTTTGGACCTCAGTTTTTATAGATGTAAGGGATACTTCTAATAGTTGGAACGATGGAGGAGAAGCTACTGTTTCTGATGCTGTGTCTGGTCTTTGGCAGCAAACTTATGTTGTTACTAGAGATACTTCAGCAGATCTAAGAGAAGCATCATCTATCCTTGAGAGTTTTTCTGGTTCTGTTGAAACTAGTGTTGGTGATATTGGTGGTCCTTCTGCTGCTGGTTTTGCTGGTTGGGATAGTACAAAAACTACAGTGGATACTGGATCTTCTAATTGGGATGATATCTATGCTGATAGAGCCAATATTGTAACAACCTCCGCTAATGTTGTTGCTATAGGAGGTCCTTCTGCTTTAGGTTATTCTAACTGGAATGCTATCTATGCTGATAGAGCTAACATTTTAACAACCTCCGCTAATGTTGTTGCTATTGGTGGTCCTTCTGCTACTGGTTTTGCTGGTTGGAATAGTACAAAAACTACAGTTGATGGGGGGGCTTCTAATTGGAATGTTATATACGGGGATA